AAGGCTGAAGGTAAGGCTGAAGGTAAGGCTATGATGGCTCTGGCTATGATAAAAGATCGCATGGGTCGCGCCATGGCTGATCGTGGTGCAGAAGCCTCTATGGCTCCTCCGGCTCCTATGGCTTCTGCGGCCCCACCTATGGCTCCTATGGCTTCTGCGGCCCCACCTATGGGCGCTCCGGGTATGAAAAAGGGCGGTAAGGCTAAGGCTAAGGCTAAGGACAGCGTCATGGCGACTAAGTTTGGCGCTGCAATGATGAAGAAGTCGGCTGATACAAAGGGCCGTGCGATGAAGAAGTTCGCTAAGGGCGGCTCAATCGACGGTTGCGCTACAAGGGGCAAGACCAAGGCTCGTATGGCCATGGGTGGCATGGCAGGTTACAAGCGTGGCGGGAAAACCTGCTGATGCGTGCTAGTCGTGGTATGGGAGACATGAGCGCTACCAAGATGCGTGGGGCTAGAAACTCTTTCGCAAAGGGTGGTAAACCTAAGCTCGACATCTCGAAGGCAATCAAGAAGCCGGGTGCTCTGCGCTCGGCCCTCGGGACCAAGAAAGGTGAGAAAATCCCTACTAATGAGCTAGCTAAAGCCGCCAAGGCCCCCGGTAAAATGGGTCAACGCGCCCGCTTTGCTGAGATGCTCAAGGGCTTTAAGAAGAAAAAGTAATGGCGCGCTCGGATGAACCTAAATGGAAACGTATTGTTGCTAGTGTAAAAGCTGGCAGCAAGGGCGGCGATCCGGGGCAGTGGTCTGGCCGCAAGGCTCAGCTTGCTACGCAGCGGTATAAGAAGTCGGGGGGTAGCTATAGTGGCCCTAAGACCGAAGCTCAGAAATCTCTATCCAAATGGACGAAGGAAGACTGGGGTACTAAGTCGGGTAAGCCGTCTACGCAAGGTAAGAAAGCCACGGGCGAGCGGTACCTACCTGAGAAGGCAAGAGAGTCGCTGACAAGTAAAGAATACTCTGCTACAAGTAAGATTAAGCGTGAAGGCACCGCTAAGGGCAAGCAGTTTGTTAAACAGCCGAAGGCTATAGCTGAAAAGACGGCGAAATACCGATGACAACAAGCGGCACCAGCACATTTAACTTGAACCTCAACGACCTTGTCGAAGAGGCTTTTGAGCGCTGCGGTGCTGAGCTTCGTACAGGTTATGACCTACGCACTGCGCGTCGTAGCTTGAACCTTCTGACGATTGAGTGGTCCAACCGAGGTATTAACCTATGGACTATCGAGCAAGGCTCGATCCCCTTGGTCCAAGGGCAGATTGTTTACGACCTGCCGGTAGACACGATTGATTTGTTGGAGCACGTCATCCGTACAAATGCTGGTACAACTTCAAACCAGCTTGACATTAACATCAACCGTATCAGCGGCGATACATACATCACGATCCCGAACAAGAACGCTCAAGGGCGTCCTATCCAAGTATGGATCAACCGTCAGTCAGGTGCAGACTATCCGGGTACTGGCGTTGCCTACCCACAGATTAATATATGGCCTGCTCCTGAGCAGAGCGATTATTACACCTTTTTCTACTACCGTTTGCGCCGTATGCAGGACTCAGGTGATGGTATTAACACACACGACATACCCTTTCGTTTCCTTCCTTGTATGGTAGCAGGGTTAGCCTATTACCTATCGATGAAAATCCCCGGCGCTATGGAACGTACAGGGATGCTGAAACAGATGTACGACGAAGCTTGGCAGCAGGCTGCTGACGAAGACCGCGAAAAGGCTACACTGCGGATTACTCCGCGCCAGATGTTTATGTAGGAGGTACGATGCCCAATCCGTTTGCCTCTGGTAGAAGGGCCATTGCGGAATGTGACCGCTGTGGTTTCCGATATAAGCTGAAGCAGCTTAAAAATATTACCATCAAGACTAAGAGCACCAATATCCTTGTGTGCCCTACTTGTTGGGAGAAAGACCAGCCGCAGCTTCAAATTGGCATGTATCCGATCAATGACCCGCAGGCGTTGCGTAACCCACGCCCTGATGTCAGCTTTTGGCAGGCGGGTATGACCGGGGTTAAGGAGTTAATCCGGGGGGAAGTGCCATCAAGTAGCTCACTAGCTTTCGGTAGCCCCAGTGAGGGTAGCCGTATTATTCAGTGGGGTTGGGCACCAGTAGGGCTAAATAACGCTTTAGCTTTGCCTAATCTACCAAATACGCTATTAGCTACAGCTAGTGTTGGTATGGTAACAATAGAAATATAGGAGTAAGTTATGGCTAAGGGTGGTAAGACTAACGAGCAGATGTTGGAATTAGGGCGCAATCTTGCTAAGGTAGCTAACCAAAAAAAGTCCGTGCATAAGGTGCCCACGAACGAAGTTAAGGTGGTGAAAAATGGCTAAGTTCAGTATGATAAAAGGCGGCAATGAAGTTGGTCCTGCCAGCGTCTACGCTGAACCACACAACATGTCTGGCGGAACTGCTATTGATCTTGGCAACAATGGCTACCCAAACAAGATCGCTAACACTCAAACACTGCGTACCCGGGGTACTAAAAACACCACTCGTGGTAATTGCAGTAGCACGAAGATGGGCTAATGAACTACGCTGCTCTTGTCTCCGCCATTAAGGCGTATACCGAGAACGACTTCCCGGACACGGCGGGGTCTGGCGGTCTTACGTCTACTGAGCAGATTAATATCTTTATTGAAGAGGCAGAGCAGCGTATTTTCAATACGGTTCAGTTGTTGGACCTACGTAAGAATGTGACTGGAAACGTCACGTCAGGGAATAAATACCTCTCAGTACCATCTGACTGGTTGGCAAACTTCTCATTGGCTGTGATAGACGCTAGCGGGAACTACAGCTATATGCTAAACAAGGATGTAAACTTTATCCGCGAGTCGTTCCCGAATCCGTCCATTACGGGGCTTCCTACGCACTACTCTTACTTCGACGAAAACTCATACATCCTTGGCCCTACGCCTAATGCAAACTACTCGGTCGAACTCCATTATTTTTACTACCCACCATCTATCGTGACAGCGGGTACTACGTGGTTAGGTGATAATTTTGATAGCGTACTACTCTATGGCTCTTTGCTTGAAGCTTACACCTTCATGAAAGGTGAGCAGGATATTATAGTTGGGTATCAGAAACGATACGATGAAGCGATGGGAATGCTTAAACAACTTGGCGAAGGTAAGAACCGGCAGGATATGTATCGCAATCCTCAAGTTAGGTATCCCGTACGATGATTGATGGGCTTTCCTCCGCTATCGGCACCGTGCAGGTAATGACTACTAATAGCCGTGGTTTTTCTGCTGAGGAGCTTGCTGAGCGCGCCCTTAACCAAATTATCAACATAGGTGATAATGCACCCCCGGTGATTGCGGATCAGGCCCGTGCCTTCCAAGAAAACCTACGCGAAGTGCTCATTTATTTTATGCGTGAAGCCATGCGCTCTCGTAACGTAACTCTAGCAGCTAAGTTTACCGAAGCTGGGTTTCCTGAGTTTGTGAAGCTAATCGATATTTAGGGGGAATACCTATGCCTATTACACAAGCTATGACAACCAGCTTCAAAGCTGAAATTTTGCTGGCTGTTCACGATTTCCGTAGCACTGGCGGGGACACCTTTAAGTTGGCGTTGTATACTTCGTCGGCCACGATTGACGCTAATACGACTGCCTACACGGCTACCAACGAGTCTACCGGTATAAACTACACCGCTGGTGGTGGCATACTTATTAATGGCGGTGTTACTGCTACGAACACTTCAACCTCGGCTGGTACAGGATTCACAACCTTCAGCAACCTAACGTTTAGTAATGCAAGTATAACGGCTCGTGGTGCGTTAATCTATAACACGACTCCCTCAGCTAACGGTACGGCGAACACCACGCTTACCAACCCTACTGTGGCTGTGCTTGATTTTGGCTCGGATAAAACTTCGACGGCAGGTGACTTCACCATCATCTTCCCAACGAATAACAACACCTCAGCTATTATCAGGATTGCATAATGGCTCTCGTTACTGCTGATCGCGTACAAGAAACGACCACGTCCACGGGGACGGGGACCATTACCCTTGCGGGTGCCGTTAGTGGTTATCAGTCGTTTGCTGTTATCGGTAATACTAATACGACGTACTACACCATCACCAGCGGCGCAGCTTGGGAGGTTGGTATCGGTACCTACACGGCGTCGGGTACTACGTTATCTCGGGATACAGTGCTGTCTTCAAGCGCAGCGGGTTCTAAGATAGCGCTTAGCGGTACTTCAAACATATTCGTCACTTACCCTTCGGGTAAGACGGTAATTCAAGACGGCGCTAATATACTAGCTGGTAGTGCCGTACTACCTGTTGCCAACGGCGGAACCGCTGCGACGACTGCGGC